GAGCGCAGCATCAAGCACGACGACCACGTCGACCAGACCACGCAGGCGATCCGCGTCCTCATGGACAAGGGGCTGCTGAAGCTCACCAAGCCACCGAAGCGCGTCGAGGGTGACAGGCCCGCGCCGAAGGTGTACAGAAACCCGTATAGCCAATAGAGGACGATACAATGGACGAAGACGAGATGCCCGAAGGCGAGTACGTGGATCTGCCCGACGTTGACGACGATGAGGTCGAAGACACTGAGGACGGCGGTGCCATTGTGCGCTTCGGCGACGACGCCGCGCCGAAGGCCGAGAACGAATTCTACAGCAACCTTGCCGAGGACATGCCCGAGCACGAGTTGAGCAGCCTATCGACGCAGCTCCTCGACCTCATCAGCAAGGACAAGGACGCGCGCAAGAAGCGCGACGAGCAGTACGAGGACGGCCTGCGCCGCACAGGGCTTGGCGACGACGCCCCCGGCGGGGCGCAGTTTGAGGGCGCGTCGAAGGTCGTGCACCCCGTCATGACCGAGGCCTGCGTCGACTTCGCGGCGCGCGCCATGAAGGAGATCTTCCCGTCAGGCGGCCCCGCCAAGGACAGCATCAGCGGCCCGATGACGACCGACAAGGCCGACAAGGCCAAGCGCAAGACGAGCCTGCTCAACTGGCAGATGACGGTGCAGTGCCCCGAGGTACGCGCCGAGCTCGAGCAGCTCATGACGCAGCTACCGCTTGGCGGCGCGCAGTACCTGAAGCTCGGCTGGGACACGCCACGCAACCGGCCGACGTTCCTATTCGTGCCGATTGACGACATGCTCCTGCCGTACGCCGCGACGAACTTCTACACGGCGCAGCGCAAGACCCACGTGCAATATATTACCAGTTTAGACTACGAAAACCGCGTGCGCGACGGAATGTACCGCGACGTGGATCTGGCACCCGCCAGCATGGAGCCCGAGCAGTCCGTAGCGGGCCAAGCGAACGACAAGATCGAGGGCCGTGACGCCACCAGCTACAACGAGGACGGCCTGCGCATCGTGTACGAGACCTACGTCACGATGGAAGTCGAGGAGGGCGAGGGCAACGCGCCGTACATCGTCAGCGTCGACAAGACGACGGGCAAGGTACTTTCAGTTTATCGCAACTGGGACGAGGAAGACGAGGCCCGCGACGAGATGTACTGGTTCGTCGAGTTCCCGTTCATCCCGTGGCGCGGCGCGTACCCAATCGGCCTGCCGCACATGATCGGCGGCCTGAGCGGCGCGGCCACTGGCGCGCTGCGTGCGCTGCTTGACAGCGCGCACATCAGCAACAGCCAGACCATGCTTAAGCTCAAGGGCGGCACATCTGGCGGACAGTCGCTGTCCATCCAGCCGGGCCAGACCGAGGAGATCGAGGGCGGCCTGAACGTCGACGACGTGCGCAAGCTGGCCATGCCGCTGCCGTACAATCAGCCGTCGCCGGTGCTGTTCAGCCTGCTCGGCTTCTTGGTCGACGCGGCCAAGGGCGTCGTGCGTACGTCGATGGAGGACATCGCCGACAACAACCCGAACGCGCCAGTCGGAACGACACTGGCCAAGCTGGAGCAGGGCGCAGTCGTCTACTCCGCGATCCACAGCCGTCTGCACGACGCAATGGGCCGCATGCTGCGCATTCTCGACCGTCTCAACGGCTTCAATCTCGACGACGAGAAGCTGCAGAAAGAGGCAGGCGACGAGCTTGCACGGCGTGAAGACTTCGACGGCGTGCTTGACGTCGTGCCAGTCAGCGACCCGAACATCTTCAGCGAGGCGCAACGCTACGCGCAGGTGCAGGCAGTGGCGCAGCGCGCTGCAGCCATCCCCGGCATGTACAACATGCGCAAGGTCGAGGAGCGCATCCTCGAGACGCTGAAGGTGCCGAACGCCAAGGATCTGCTCAACCCCGCTATGGAGCCGAGCGAGCAGAACGCAGTCAACGAGAACGTTGCGGCGTCACTCGGTCGGCCGGTCACGGCCTTCCCGAACCAAGACCATCTGGCCCACCTGCAGACGCACGTGGCGTACCTGATGTCGCCGACGTTCGGCATGAACCCCGTCTTCGCGCCGGTGTACATCCCCGCCATGCTCAACCACATCAAGGAGCACGTCGCGCTCTGGTACGCATCGACCGTCTTCGACGTGTCGACCAGCGCACTGGACGGCGAGGATCTCGGCAACGTGATGCAGAACATGGAGCCCAAGGACATCGAGGGACGCAAGGCGCTCGACCGCATGCTGGCCGAGGCGTCGACGGCGGCACTGGCCGAGGGCAGTCAGGTATTCGGCCAGATACCGCAAATCATCCAACAGGCGCAGCAAGTCATGCAGCAGTTCCAACAGCCGCCGATGCAAGACCCGCGTCTGGCGTTGGAGGGCCAGAAGCTGCAGCTCGACCAGCAGAAACTGCAGGCCGATCAGCAGGCCGACGCAATGCGCGCACAAATGGATGCGCAGACTGCGGCACAGCGCATGCAAATGGATGCGCAGAAGCTCCAGATGGACGGCCAGAAGATGCAGCAAGACGCCCAGATGGACGCCGCAGAGCTGCAGGCCAAGGTCGCCATTGAGCAGCAGAAGCAGCAATCCGAAGACGCACGGACGGCCGCCGAGCTTCAGGCACGCATGGCCATGAACCAGCAAGACAATCAGACCGCGATGGCACTGGCGCAGGCCGAGATGCAGAGCGGCGAAAGGTTCGCAGTGTCAACCGGCACTGGGATAAACCCGCAACCATAGGAAGGAAGCGAAATGAAGAACGACGCAGCATTGAGCAAGGGCAAGGCCAAAGGCAGTTTTACTGCTGAGAACACCAACATGCACAAGCTCATGAAGATGGGCATGGACCCAAAGGTTTCAGTAACTGGTAGTAAAAAGACACCAGCATGAAGATAGAAATGCTGCTCCAGCGCTTGGAGACTGAGCAGGCTCGGCTTGCACGGGAAGCGCTGGAGCACCCCTCGGGCCGAGAGCCATTCGACTACGGTCGTGCTGTCGGCATGTACGCGGGGCTTGAGCACGCGAAACGAACTCTCATCGACATGGTCGCCGAGAGGGAGACGAAAGACAGGTTTTTATAAAGGAGCGCACATGCAAGAATTAGCAAATAAAGTAGACTTCGGTTACGCCAGCGTGGACGAGGCATTCCCGCCTTGCGAGCCGGGCATACACCCGTTTGGCAGCCGCGTACTGGTGCAAATCCGCACGCCGAAGGCCAAGACAAAGGGCGGGATCATCCTGACCTCCGAAACACGCGAGACGGACGCGTGGAACACCCAGATCGCGAAGGTGGTCTTGGTGGGTGAACTTGCGTTCAAAAACCGTACGACAATGGACCCGTGGCCTGAAGGAAGCTGGTGCAAGCCGGGCGACTTCGTGCGCGTGCCAAAGTACGGCGGCGACCGCTGGACCGTCAAGACGACCGATGGCGAAGATGAAGCGCTACTGGTAATTTTTAACGACCTCGATCTTGTGGGCAAGGTGACCGGCGATCCGCTGACCATCAAAGCCTTCATATGATTGATAAGGCTACACAGAAGGGAGCCGGTTTATGACTGACAATACACTCAAAGAAGACGACGAGTTGATCCCCATTGAGACCCCGCCCGAGGAGGACGAGGAGGATAGCAAGGCTGAGACCGACGCAAGCGATGATGACGACGAGGACGAGCGTCTGGCCGAGAGCGACGAGGACAGTGAGGAGGAGATCCGCACCGGCCGTAACCGACGCCGACAGCGCCGCCGCGACATCCACCGCCGCGCCAAGGAGACCGCCGAGGAGAAGATCCGTCTACTCGAACAGCAGAACGCGGAAATGCTCCGCCGTCTGTCGTCCGTTGAGGGGCACGCACTGAACAGCAATGCGCAGACGCTCGACGAGCGGTTGGCGAAGGCGCAGCGCGACGTCCAACAGGCCGAGCACTTCATCGCCAAGGCGACTGAGGCTGGCAATGGCGAGGACGTCGTTGCGGCAATGCGTATCCGCGATCAGGCGATGGCCGAGACGAACCAACTGCAGCAGGCACGCCACCAATTTGAGCAGGCACGCAAGCAGAGCGCAACGCCGCAGGTCAACCCTGCCGTTGTCAACTACGCCAAGGAGTGGATGCAAGCTAACTCATGGTACGACCCGTCGGGCCGTGATCGTGACAGTGCGCTGACCAAGGCCATCGACAACGAGATTGTGCAGGAGGGCTACAACCCCGCCACGCGCGAGTATTGGGAAGAATTGACGGCCCGTGTGGCGGACGCGTTGGGTGAAGGAAACCCAGCTCCGAAGCCAAAAAGGCGCGGCCCGCCAACAGGAAATACACGGGAACACGCGCCCGTAAGCACAAAACGCGAAATATACGTGACACCAGAGCGGAAACAGGCTATGATTGAGGCTGGAGTGTGGGACGACGCCACACTCCGCCAACGCTATCTTAAGGCGTATCAATCGTATGATGCTGGTCCGGCTCGCTAACTAGGAGTGAGACACATGACAGATAATACAGAAGATAGCCGCCTTAAGAAAGCACCGGAATTCGACGTTGTTGGACGCCGCGACACGAGACGCACGGAGACCCGAGAGGTTACCGAACGCCGTGAGACAAGCGAGGACGACCGACTGGAGATGTTCCGAAACCAACTGTTTAACGACGCACTACCTGATTTGCCCGAGATACCGGGGTATCATTTGTGCTGGCTTACTACGACTAACCCGCGTGATCCAATTCACCGGCGTACACAGCTCGGTTACGAGCCAGTGAAGCCTGAAGAGGTTCCGGGTATGGAGTATGCCTCTGTCAAGACTGGCGAATACGCTGGCTTGATTGCCGTTAACGAGATGCTTGCGTTTAAGCTGCCCTTGAGCCTTTATGAACGGTTCATGCAGGAAGCTCACCATGATGCTCCGCTACGCGAAGAGGACAAATTGGCTGAAGTCGCAGAAATGATGCGATCTGACGCCGAGCGAGCTGGCTCATCGTTACTTGAGGGTGACGGCATGCAGGATATGCGTGAACACAAGCCGCGACGGGGGATTTTCTCCTAAGCGGTCAACGCAACTCAATCAAAGGTAAATGGACATGAGTACTGTATCTCAACCGTTCGGCCTTCGCCCTTCATATTCGCCAAGTGGTGTGGTTCGCCCCACCGCGTACACGATTGTGACTGGCTACGCCGCGAACATTTTGCAAAACCAGCCGGTAAAGATTGGCACCGACGGAACCATCCAAGCAGCCGCCATTGGCGACCGCTTCATCGGTACCTTCCAAGGTGTTGAATTCACCGACAGCGACGGCCGTCGTCGTGTCAGCAACAAGTGGACTGCGTCCGCCGTTGGCACCGAAATCGTTGCATACGTCACACTCGACCCAACCATTGTCTATGAAATTCAAGGCAACGCTTCGCTCGCAGTGACTGACATCGGCAAGCAAGCGGATTTCACCGCAATCACCGCAGGATCGACCGTCACTGGTCTGTCGGCTTTGATGCTTGACACCGCAACGCTGACCGACACTGGTAACGCTTCACTGCGTATTATCGACCTCGCACCAGCACCAGACAACGCTTTCGGCGATAACTTCACGATTGTTCAAGTTCAGATTTCTGAGCACCAGAACGTCGCTGACCGCGCCGCGTACTAAGGAGGGCTTGAACAATGGCTACCCCAATGAGAAGTACCGACTTCCGTTCAATCGTTGAACCAATTCTTAACGAAGAGTTCAACGGCATCTATGACCAACGCGCTGACGAATGGTCGCAGGTCTTCAAAGAGTTTAAGGGCATTCCCCGTAACTACCACGAAGAGCCTGTCCTGTTCGGCTTTGGTGCCGCGCCAGAATTGCCAGACGGCATGCCTGTCA